TTAGGATTAGATACAGCCCCTGTTACTCCCGCAGCTCCACCACCAGGAGAACCTTCAATGCCTCCTTCTATACCTGCCCCAATTAAATTGTTTCCTACCGTATTCCACCAATCAAGACCTTTTTGAAGAGTACCTTCAGCAATACCTATATTAGCAACTAATTCTTCTATACCTTCACTAAGTGATTCGCCCGCTGCAACTAAAGTAGCTCCCCCAACCGCGTTTAAAAGTCTAGATCCAGCTTTTGTTATAGGCTTTAATATCATTGCTGCTTGCGCTTTATCTATAGTTGCACCTACTAAACCTGAAGTTAAAACTACTTTTTTTGCATCCCTCATCAAAGCTTGCATTGCTTCAAAATCCCCACCATAAGCTTCTTTGTACGAATTAAACTCTTGTGTAAAACTATCGTCTGGATTTTCAAACTTATTAAGTAACGCTTGTTCAATAGCAGCAACAGTTGCTCCGCTTGCTTCAAATGTGTTTTGTGCAAACCCTAATGCGCTACCAACTGGTCCTGAACTAAACATTAATACGTCAGCTATAACATCCATTACCCCACCATTTGCTTTTAAATATGTACCAGCAAGGGAAGGATCGTCACCAAAAGATACATTGTGTAGTGCAACAGGCATATACGTGCCTAGATTTGGATCGTATTTAAACTGTACATCTCCTGAAGCTACATTTTGTTCTAATAGGGTTTTTGCTTCTGGGCTAAAATACTTACTCATTTCTTCTTGTTTTGCTTTGGTTAGTTTTACATAAGGTGTTTCTGATGAATAAGGATTTTCACCTAAACCAAGTTTATAATCAACCCACTGTTGAGTAAGGTCTACTTCGTTACCTCCTTCGTACCCGAATACTTTTTCTATCCCTTGTTGTTTTAACTCCTCAAAACCTAAAGCCGTAGCCCAACCCATCTCAAGTCCTTGAACACCCCAATTCTTAACGTTATCAGACCCAAACATTCTAGCTAAAAATTGAGTAGCTCCTCCTTCTTGCTTTACAAGTTCTTCCATCGTTGAGTTAAAGTCGTATTTTAAAGCCTCTGTTCCAAATAATGCAGCTTTAGCAGATAACCCCGTAGTTCCTTTCATAGCACTCCAGAGAGAAGAAAAACTTCCCGTTGCAAAATTTTTTGCAGAAGGTAGACTTGCTACATTTACCCCCAAAAGAGCTGCAAGTTCCTTTCTTCCTGCCTGAGTTGCAAGTTTTATAGGTATCGTAGATAAAGTAATCCCCGCCTTATGAAGTAGTTGAGGTGTTCCCCCCGTAAAAAAAATTTCAGGGCCAGGTCCAGTCATTATTCCTTGGCTAGCGGAATCTTCTTTTTGAGAACTTTGAAATGCTGCAGTGGTTTTAAAATCTTCAGTTATCATACTATCTGTAAGTTCTCCTACCTCTTTCATAGTTAAATCTTTAAAATTTTCATCTGTTACTTTTCCATCTACGTTAGTTCCAAGTAAATTATTAAGGGCATATACATTACTATAACTTATATTCGCTCCTAACATTAACTTAGCTGCATCTGTAGAAGAAAGAGTATCTCCTGCTTTTAAAGTAACTTTTAAATCATTTGCCCCCAGACTTTCAGCTAATTCGTTGTGTTTTGCTATTTCGCTTAATATATCTTCTTGAGTATAGGATAAAAAAGGATCAGGATCAGAGACACCCTCAATCTTATCTCCCGCCTTAAGTTCAAACTTAGTACCAAATACACTAGATTCTGGAGAATAATTATAAGTTATTTCTGGAATAGTTGGATCTCCAAACTCATCATAACTCATTTCAGTACCTGAAACCGTTTTTGTTGCTGTACTCTTTCCAACTTTAGAATCTCTGTACAATAGATAGTCAGGATTAACTTCATTATGATCTATAAATTGACGTACCATTTCAGGTGTAATATTTTCGTCTAATTTATGTTCTGCATAGGTTGGAATATCTTTAGCATATGCTGTTAAGTCAGCAACAGCAGCTGCTTTCTGTCCTGCAGAAGTTGTCGCACCGCCATATTGAGTTATACCATCAATTAGTTGTTGTTGTCTTTTAGTATATACATAATTTTTTTCTAATATGTCATCAGGCAGTTTACCTTCATATATAGATACCCCATTAATAACTTTTTCTAAATTATTTATTTTAGATTCAACCGCAGTTTGATCTGGTAAGGCTCTAAGGCCATTTACTTGGTATCTTAATGCCTCTATATATTCTTCTGCGTTTTTGAATTTTTTAGGATCTAAAGCTTCCGCAACTTCACTTATGAATACATCGCCAAGTTCAACAGCAGATCCATCATTAAATATAAAAACTAAGTCTTGTTCCCCTTCCCTAAATCCGCCTTTCCAAACTATAGGTTTACCATCTTCTCCTTTAACAGCTTGCCCTGTACCATCAACAATTACATTGTTTTTATTTACTAGAGTACCATCCTTTTTCTGTATAAACCCTAAACTCTCTAACATCCCTGTAGCAAAATTTGTAATAGGTTTTTCAAGCAATGCTCCTAATTCTTCTCCACTAGACTTTGCTAAAGAACCATAATATGCAGCATTTACAGCTTCTTCCCCACCTCCTTCTAACCCTGCTGTTACAGCAGCTGTTATAGCAGTTTGTATTTGTGCTTTATTTGCACCTGCTAAATCTGAAAAGTTATCAATTAGGGGAGTTATTTGTTCAGCAACTAAACTTGTTACAGCACCACTTACTGTGCCTGTATCTATAAAAGCATCTACTCCCTTTTTTATTGCTTCCTCTAATTCAGAATCAATAATTTCACCTGTATCAATATCTATCTCTATTCCCTCAATAAGCTTAGTAAATTCAGATATTGTTTCTTGGATAGGAGTTCTTACGCTATCTAAAACAGTTGTAACAAGAGATAATTCAGCGTCTCCACCTTGTAACCTTGCTTCTGTATATTTTTCAGCAATATTTGAAATAGAGGTAGTAAGATTACTACTAATATCTACATTTGTAAGAAAATCTGAAGTATAATTACCAGCTGCTTCGGCAACTTTAGGTGTCACAGCAGTTAAAACAGAAGCTCTTAATATTTCTAACGGTTTTGCCCCATTTGTAGCAGCTATGGCTCCATTTACAATAGGAGCTAAACTAGGAGCAAAGGTACTTACCGCTGCTTGAATTATAAATTGTACAGGTTTATCTGCTATAGCTTTTACAGTATTTTCGACAGTATCTACTACAGTTTCTAAGCCATCTACAACAGAAGGACCCCAATCTCCAGGGTCAATAACACTTGGATTTTCTAATTTACTAATATCCCAATCACGAAAACTGTCCGTAAGATTATCATATGCTGTATTTATATCATCAAGAGCATCATTAATTTTTTCTGAAATCCAACCAAAAATCATTTACTTATCTTTACCTTTAAGAGATATAGAAGAATCCCATATGAAAGTTAGTCTATTACCTGTTTGAGAAATTCCTGTCGGTACATTTATTTGTTCTTTTACGGTTCTATAAACGCCAAAACCCCCATTTGCTACGGGAACATCCATAAACACACCTCGTTTAGTACCTTTTTCTATTAAATTAGTGATTACAGTAATTATGTTTTTTACATAGTTTTCTTCTGTATCCATGTTAAATGGTATAATTAAACAAGCTTGTTTTTCTTCTCTTATTCTTACTATAAAAACCGTGTTATTTACTTGCATAGTTTCTGTATTTGGTTCAGTCATTAATTTTTCTACTACTAAAAAGTCTTTTGCTGTCTTTTTTGTTTCTACAGGATATCTAGTCAATATGGCGTTACTAACTATTACAGAGAAAGGTAGTTTTTTCTGATTACTATCTATTTGAGTTTTCATGTTAACTTATCTCTAATATACTAGCTATAACATGTAGTCTGTTACCTGTTGCAGCAGTTACTTTTAAAATATCTCCTGTATTTAGTACAAGAGGTGCGGATAATAATTCTAATGTTTGCTTTGCAAAAATAGCTTTCTCTTTAAAAACACTAAAAACAGCAGCTGTAGAATCAGTAATTGTTACTGTAATAGTATCTGCATTATTAGAGTCTTCTGATACCAATATAGATTTTACTATAGAAGTTGCCTTTGCAGGAGTTGTATATAGGGTGGTTACCCCTGTAGAAGTTAAGTCTACTTTTGCGTTTTTATATGTATTAGCCATCTACCCTAAAAACCAGCTCATTGCATCAGATTGTTCTTTTAAATTAGCACTACGTAGCGCGTCATCTACTTGGTTAAAGTAAAGTCTTAGTATATTATTAAAACGTGCAAAAGCAACTTTATCATATTCCTGTGGTGGATCGGGTAATACGGGTGCTTTAAAATTAACATTTGCTTTAGTAGGCATTATCTCCTCCCATCAGGTCGCATATCAAGTCTTGGAGAACCTAATTGCCATTGCACTCCTAGACCTGAAGATTCAACTTTCATTACCATTTGACGACCTCTAGCTCTCACATTTAACTGCCCAGTATATTGTTCTATATTATAAGTTTTTGGGTTTTGGGGTGGGACTGAATTTTTATCACTATCAGTATTATACACAGTCTGCGTAACAGCACTACGTGTTATAGTTGTTTGGTTATTATTTCTAAAAGTCAAAGGATTATTATATCCAGAACCTGAATTAGCTAAAGGTAGAAGAGATAAAGTAGCAGAAGGAGTAGTTCCATCAAGAGTGCCATCAAAACGTATATCGGGTAATACCCTATGCACAAACATAAATTGGTGTCCATCATCTAAATCGAACTCTGCTGACGAAATATGAGCAGTTATTGCATTAGCTTCTCCTAACTCGTTATCATCTGTACCAGATTCATGATTTACTATATTTTGTTTATAAGTAGCTGCTAGTGGGAAATCTTTTGCTGGAGCATCTAGCCACGCAGTTCTGTCTAAAGTACCGTAATACCAAATATTATCTAAGTAATTGAAAACAACATATCTATCTATTGTACTTGATGATTTTGAACAGTAAAACCACCATACTTCATTAAAAGATTCAACTGTACCCGAAAATACTTGTTCAAATTGGTCTTTATTTATATCATCAAAAACATATTTCCTAACCTTACAAGGAAGAGGAGCTACAGTACCATCATATTTGTAAAATTTATCTTTCCCCATCCAAAAAGCTATACCACTAGAATAAGCTACGGCATTTTTAGAAATTATTGATATGTTATCACCTAATATTTGAGATCCCCATACTCCAGAATCTACGCCTACATACTGAAAAGAATACAGTGCAGAATCAGACCAAACTAATATCTCTTGCCTTGCTTGTATAGCAGACATAAGTTCAGTTCCTCTGGATAAAGGCATATCACCTGCTTGTGTTAAGGCGGAAGCACCCCATTCAACGGGATTGTCTTGGTCAGACCAACGAACTAACATAGGGTCTAATGTTGCACTACCTTGAGGGTTTGTTCCAAAGCAAAAGACAAATCTATTATCAGATACAAGAGAGAAATTTTGTGCTGTAGGTACATTAGAAGCACCAGCTAAAGAAGATAATAAAACACAACGAGTACCTAATCCATTAGAAGCATCCCAATAATACAAAGGACTGCCTTTATACCCAAGAATTAAATCTTCTCCAAAATTACCTTGTGACCACATTCTTAGAGAGCTTATAGTAGAACCTAATGTAGAGTGGTCCCAGGCATCTTCTCCCCATGTACCTGCACCATAACCTGTTATAGGAACTTCTCCATCAACACCAATATTAATTTGATATGCTGCTACAGTATTACTACCACCATTACCTGAATCTGAACCAGTTGCAGTAACTGAAGATGGGAATGGGACTAAACCTGTTTGAGTAGTAATATCAGAAATAGTAACCCCTGCAACTCTTGCCATAATAGTATATTGAGTAGAACTAATAACACTTGCAATACTATATTCTTGATTTAAAACCCCTGCAGTAATATTACCGCCCAGTCCAGCAGCACCACTAAAGGTAA